CGCCGCGTCTTGCGCAACTCAGCGTCGCTGCCGTCACCCGCCTGGGGCTCGGGGTCCTGCTCCGTTTCCGGGGTGCCCTCCGGGGGCGCGTCTGCTGGGTCCGTCAAGGTCCCGTCAGGTTCATCAGCCATGCGTGTCGTGCCTCCGCGTTATCGTCTATGCGGTTACGCTGAGAGAGTACCACACGGCATGTCGCACACGGCGAATGGGGGATAGCGGTTCAAGGAATCGGTGCTATGCGCCGATGAGTGTTAAGACTCGCTTGACACCTACGCCGAACGCGCTAGGCTATTTCGCATAGGCAATCAGGCGGGGTCGGGTCCACTTCCAAGTCGGGTTCTACCCCGGCCCCGCCTCAACCACTCGGAAGGAACCACCGTGACACGCACCCGCAAAGCATCCATTCGCGTCGGCATCGTTGCCGGCGTCGTCTGCGCCATCGGCATCTACGGCCCGGCGCTTGCCACGGCCACGCCCGCACAGGCCCGGCAGATTCACGCGCTCAAGGCTCAGGTTGCCCGGGACGCGAAGACAATCAAGGCACGCAACGCGACAATCGCGACGCGCAACACCACGATTTCTCTGTTGGGCGGCATGGTCCGGTCGCGGGACGCCACGATTACGGCAGACAACGCCACGATCACAGCCGACACTGGGCTGATCTCGTCGCTCCGCGCGTCGCAGTCGGTCACGGTCGACGCTTCGCAGGTGACTACGCCCGCCGAAGCATGGGCGCTGATTCAGAAGGTCGTCCCGCTCTTCACGCCGGAATCACAAGCGACGTTCAACTGCGGGGCGAATTACTGGGTCAGCACGTTTGCGGCTCAGTCCGACGGCTCGGCGTTCCAGTCGTACAACCTTCAGCAGGAAACTCTCAGCGGATCGACGTGGTGCCCCTGATGTACCACATGCTCCCCGTAGACGTGGCGGAGGATCAGCGCTAGGCGTTCGCGCTGGTCGTCTGTCATGGGCCGCATGAAGTCGCGGACGTAGACAACGTCGGCCTCGAGCACCTGGCTCGCATCACCCCCGGCGCATAGCGGCCAGCGCTTGATGGCGTCGAACAGGTGGGGGACGAACCCGATGCCGCGCATGTGCGTGTCGATCTCCCCGAACGTCGGCTGATCGTGGTACAGGGGCACAAACGACACCTCGAGGTGAACGACGACGGCCCGGCCGAGCACGCGATGGGCGCCGCGGAGCACCATCAGCTCCGAGCCTTGAGCGTCGATCTTGAGCATGTCCGCCCGACCCACCACGTCGTCGAGGCGGCGCGTCCGGACGCCTACGCGCTCTCGGACCGCGCCCCACTCGGTAAAGCCGGGGAACGCCGCCAGCCGGGACGGGTCGGGCTCCAGTAGGCTTGTCATGCCGCTGGCCGCGGTGACGCGGAGCGTGCGCGTCTTGCCGTCGGCGATGGCGTTTGGTAGGTAGTACTCGCGCGGGCCAGCCTGTGCGCGCAGTGCCGCCAGCGCATCGGCCTGCGGCTCGAACCCGATCACGTCACACAGGCCCGCAGCCAGCATCCCGGCATATGGCGGGGGGCCGTCGCAGGGGTTGGCCCCGACGTCGATGATCCTAACCATTCGCGCTCCTGTGATCGGCAAGCACCTGCGCGTGCGTGGGTGCGTCGTCGGGATGGTGCTTACGGCAGGTGACGTGCTCCGTGCCGGCGACCTTGTGCCGACCGATGCGGTAGCACCCCTGCACGTGGCACGTCGTGTGGCGGTAGATTTGGATGAGCCCGCCGAGCAGCGCCACCTCGCCGATGTCCGAGCCGATGCCGCTCCACCACAGGTAGCGCGGGCCGGAGCCGTTGGTCAGCCCAGTCCAGTATGCGAGCCAGTGAATCACCGTCCCGCCGTCCGGTCAATAACGGGCTTTGACTCCACGCCCTTGGCCTGCAACTCGGCGAGCGTCGTCGGCCGCAGCCCCGCGCCGTAGACCGGGTGAGTGGTGTGCGTCACGAGGTCGGCCAGCGTGATCTTGCCGTCCTTCCACAGTTGCCACTTGCCCGGGCCGAGCACCTTGATCTGCTGCTCGGGGGTGAGCATCGTCCGGAAGCGCTCGTCAGGGTCGAATGCGCTATTCACTGGGGGCTGCCAGGATGTCTTCGTAACTCACGGTAGTCGGGTCTTGAATACAGCGGCAGTTGACGTGCGTCTCGTCCATCGGCTCGTCGATCGAGTGGAGCGAGCCGTTCATTGCCCAGCATACTTCGCAGGTAGTGTCATCCTCCGCGGCGTTCCAGATCCACCCAGTCACGACATCGGAGTTCGCCTGCATGGAATCGTGAACTCCGTCGCGGGCCGCAGACAGCACCTCCGTGCGGACGAAGCTCGACAGGTTGGCGTCTGACACCGACATCTGCGCCCGCAGGTCCCGGGTGATCTTGTCCGGGTGGTTGCCCATGATGACGCCCTGGGTCATCGTGTCGATGGCCTTCTGGGTGCCTTGCGTGGCAAAGCGGTCGAAGTACGCGCGGGCCTGGGTGCCGTCCGACAGGCGTGCGACGGTCTGAGCGATCCTGCCGGGGTTGGGCTTCGTGAACGTCCCGGCCACTTGGGTGATGCGCGTCTCGGCGTGGCGCGTCCCCAGGGCCACGGCCTGCTGGGGTGCGTTGGCGACGATCGCCTGGCCCTTGGCCCCGAACTTGTCGAGTTCGGCAAGGATGAAGTCCGCCCGACCGCGGATGATGGTCAGGCGCGGATCGTGCTCGCTCCCCGCGAATAGGTCGCCGATGGCCTTGGCGCGCGACTCGGTGCCACGCAACACGCGGTTCATCTCGCGGGCGATGCGGTCCAGCGTCAGACCGTACTCGCGCAGCAGCTCGCGGTTCGCCCCCGACTCAAGCCGGCCGAGCTCGCGCATGAACCGCTGGCGCGCCGCCTTGCTCTCTGCTGCGGGGACTAGAAGCGCCACGTTCCCGCCAGGTAGGCCAGCGCGATGAAGCCGACGCACGCGCTAACGATGCCCGCGGTCATCATGCTGGCGCCGAGCGGCTGGACTGGTCGTAGGCCGCGACGGCCGCGTCAGACGGTGGCATCTGCCCACCGCCCAACTGCCCCGCGTTGAAGCTGCGCGTCTGCGCCTCTGCCTTGGCGGCGTCCTCTGCTGAGCGCTGCGCCTGCTCTGTCTCCGGGTCGTAGCCGAGCTTGGCAAGCAGGGTTTGCGAAGACACCCCGAGCCCCTGGTCGATCACGGCAGTCTGTCGTTCGGCCAGCGGGTCGCCCGGGACGATCTCCGGCCACCCCAGGGTGACGATGTTCTGATCCCCGAGCCCCAGCAGATCAAGCGCGCGGCGGAACATCTCCACGATGGCGGCGCCGTAGGTCTGCTGTTTGGCCTCGGTCTTCTCCACGAGCGGCGCGTAGAGGATCTGCAACGCGACGCCGGACAGGGGCGCCGTGGTGTCGAGCTTGCCCGCGGCGACGTCCGGCATCCGGGTCGTCTCGCGCAGCGCGCCCATCAACTCACGGTAGAGCGTCAACGCGCCGGAGAGGTCGGACTGCATCTCGAGGTTCGCGAGCATGGCGTCGGGTGACTCAAGGCGCAGCACAGAGCCGGGGTTGGCGTCGATGTTGAGCGCGTCGCCGATCATCTTCCCCCACGTTCTGGGGTGAGCGTAGAGGCGCACGATGCGCGCGATGTTGGAGATGCTGCGCTCAATCGAGGCGATGAGCGCCAGCGTGTCGGGCTCGATGTCCGAGATGCCGTAGACGGTGTGCGGGCTCGGGAGGTTCTGCGCGTGCCCGAGCGGCGGGTAGGGGTGTGGCCAGTCGGTCGTGCCGATGGTCACCCAGGCCGTCTCGCCGGTCTTGTCGTTGATCTCCCGGAGTTCCTGGTCGGTGATGACCCACCCCAGGCCACCCGGCTCGACGATCTGGCGCCTGACGACCCCGACACCGTTGTCCATCGTGTTCCACGTCACGGTCCACTTGTTGACGATGTCGCAATCATCGGGATCCCACTCACATTCGACGTTCTGGGGATCGAGCGAGATGATGCGCACCGATCCGTCGTCCATCGGCGACAGGCGGTAGAACATCGTCCCGCCGATGCCACCCGACAGACCCATCTTCAGCCACAGAAGCGGGCCACCGGATCCGCGGAGCGTGGCGTCGATGACGTCTTGGGTGCCATCGGCTGCGTCGTCTGGAGCGTTGACAGCGAAGTCCTTGCCGAACAACTTTGCAACCCCACCGTCCACGATTGAGCGCGCCATGTTGATGCGCACGTTGTCGTTCGTCGTCTCGCCGCGGCGCGCCTTCAGCGGGGCGGGAGACTCGCCGTAGTAGGCGTCCCACGCCTTCCTGATGCGGTCGCGGCGCTCCTGGTCCTCGATCTCCGCGATGGTGGTCAGGTGCTGGGCTTCGATGTTAGCCATCAGTCAGGCTCCGGTTGGTGGTGGAGGACTGCAGCCTCCAGGGCCGCGAGCCGTGTATCGGTAGATGCGGTGTCGGTGACGAAGCGCGAGCCGATCATCTGGCCGGCCTTCGTGCCCAGCAGGTTCGCGGCCGTGACGACGCAGACGACGGCGACCTTCTCGGTGAATGAGTTGCCCTGCAGCGCGGTGACGCTGATGGTGGTGGTCGTGATGGTCACGAGCCACCCGGCAGAGTCGAGCGCGCCAGCCAGCCACCCGCGGCCGCGGGCTTCCGCCATGACCATGATGGTGGCGAGGATGTCAGAGACAGCCATCGCGGCGCCGGCCAGGGCGACTATCTGCCACATACTCATTCGCCACTCCAAAGATCCACGTCAACGAAGTCGGCGCCCATGCGCGCAGCCGGGGCGAAGGCCATCAGCACGGCGTCGGCGCGGTCCGGGGAACGCCCCAGGCGCTTCTTCGTGGCGTCCTTGGGCTCTGCTACCCGGCGGCCGGCGGAGTCGTGCTTGTAGTGCGGGGCGACAAGGTCTGCGGCGAGTTGGGGGTCGTTGTCCAAGTCGAGGTCTCCCAAGACGTCCGCAAACGCGAACCACGCCTCAGAGCGCCGGTTGGGGTAGAGGGTCGGGTCGTTAGCCCGCTCGCCTCCGTTGAACGCCTCCACCGCGTAGCCCTGCTCGCGCAGGCGGTCCGTCACACCCCCACCCAGGCCGGCGTCGTCCACCACGATTCGAGCATCGACCCCTTGGTTGCGCAGGTTGCGGACTACCTCGATGATCTGCCCGCACGTCTGCATCAGATCCTTGCCGTAGTACGCGCGGGCGACGCGTGCCTGGTTGCCCTTGCGGACTGCGATGACGGTCTCATCCGAGCCGAAGCGCGCCACGTCACAGGCGACGACGCCCGGGACGGTAGGAGCTACCTCACGCTGTTGCGCCGCCTCGATGGCGGCCAGGCCCATGATCTGCGTGTCCGCGGTGGTTGGGAACTCACCGAGCACGCGAATCTGGTACGTCGGCGAGTCCTCGCCCCACTGGGCTTTCTTCTCATCCACCCATTGCCGTGAGACAAGAGCGCGTGCGACGTCGTCCGGGACTTCCTCCCCTGTGAGGTTCGGGCTGTCGAAGGCCGAGATGTGGATGCAGTTCCAGCGAGCGCGGTCGGAGTGGAATGCCCGGTAGAACTGGCCCGAGGTCTGGGTCGGGTTGCCGATGAGCAGCACCCTGCCGCCTTCGGCCGTCTGGAAGCCCTCAGCGGCCGTGTAGACGTCTTCGGGGATACCCGAGGCCTCATCGCCCACGAACAGCAGATGCGGCGCGTGGTGGCCTGCGAAGTTCTCCGGCTCCCTGCTTGTCAGGCCGACGGCGAACCAATCCTTGGAGATCTCGAGCCGTGTATCGAGCGGGTTCGGGAACATGCCGGGCCTGGCCTTGGCGACAGCCTTGTGAATCTCCGGCCACAGCAGGTAGCGCACCTGATCGAAGATCGGGGCCGTTGTGACGATGCGACTCTTGGGGAACGCGACCAAGAACCACAGCACCACCCGGGCAGCGATGGCTGTCTTTCCGGTGCCGTGGCAGCTGCGGACAGCGGTGCGGGGATTGTCCCTGACGGACTCCAGGATGTCGCGCTGTTTCGACCACGGGTGAAAGCCCAGCACGGCCGACACCCAGCCCACGGGGTTGGCTTGGGCGAGGTCGCGGGCACGAACTGCCGCGTCAACCTCAGACCTACGAGGCGCTAGCGTCGTCATTCGCGGCTTCAAGCAGGGCGCCATACTGGGTGAGGAACGGCGCGCCGTCCTTGCCCGTGAGCTCTACCTTGCGCATGTTCGAGTAGCGGGTGGGGTGAAGGCGCTCAAGTAGCCACGCGGCCGCCTTCCAGTCGGCTGGCCGCGCGCGGGCGATGACGTCTAATGTGCGGTTCTCGAACTCCGCGCGCGCTCGCGTTACCGCGTCGTAGAAGGCCGCATAACGGGAATCAGTCTCATCGGGATCTTCGGCGAGCTCAAGCCATCGGTAGTACGTCGCCTTGTGAATCCCCACCTCTTCGCATGCCGTCTCGACGAACGCGCCGCTACCGACCAGCTTGACGATGGCATCGTGAACGGCGGGGGTGAGTTTGATGGGGCGCGCCATAAGGGAAGCGCGGGGCTCCAACGGTGGACGGCGCGGTTAATTGCGGTGCTTGTGAGCACGTCCCATGCGCGGGAGCCCGGTGCGCGCCTCTACTCTACAGCATGGGCGTCACCGTCTAGGCGGAAGCGGCTCAAGGCGGCGCGCAGGGCGTCGGTCAGCGTCGGTAGCCATTCCGAGAAGTCGGAACCGTTGAGCGAGATAGCGATTCCAGATGGACCAAGGCACACGTCCATGTCATCGTTGGTCACCTCGGCAAGCGCAGCCCACAGCTCGTCCGTGGTCAGCGGCACGCGTGCGTCGCCGTGGCAGGTGGGGCATGGGATCTTCTCCCCATCCGGACCGCGCGCCATGAATGAGTGATCGTGCCAAGCGAGCGGGCATGGCTTCGTTACGGCTTCATCATTTGCCCATAGGCGTTCCATGACCGGGTTTCTACTCAACGGGAGTCCACGGCCCGATCTGGGCGCGCTCGACCCTGACATTGGTCATCCCTATGTCGCGCTGGTCTTGTGCCCATCCACGAGCGTCCGCTTCGTAGATTTCCAGGGCTTGCGGTCCAGCCTGAGACGACATCCAGGCAACGCGATAGCGGTACTCCGGCTCGGGCTGCGGCTCGTCCAGGTAGGCGCGGGCTCGTTGAAGTGCTGAACGACCTTCGCCGTCGGTCTCGCCTGGGTAGTCGTCATTATCCAGTGCGTCGATTGCGACGATTACGCCGCCTCCGGTGCATCTCCTTGGCTCGATAGTTCCATCGGGCGGATTGACATCACGGTACGACTGGCAGTAACCCTGCTCAACGCATTTGCGGCACTTATCGTTTCCCTCATATGCTGCCCACACGACGGCATCTAGCCGTTCGGCGCTAGCGACTAACTCCCGCAGCAGTTCCTTGGCTCTCGGGTCGCGGGTCATCGCCCACCGTCCTCTCCAAAGTCCACCATGAGCCCAATCCCCTTCATCCTCCACGCTCACATCGCGCCCGGTTGCCTCAGCGATGCGGATCATCATTTCCGCATTAGAGGCATGGACGGCGAAGCTCTGGACCCCGTCGTGCTCCTTCAACGCAGCCCAGACGAGCCCGACTTCCGCGCCCCTCACGAACTCCGGCGAGTCGGAATCGAACGGCAGCGAGAGCGTGTAGCGCTCGCTCATCGCACACGCTCCCGGGTCGGCATGTTCTCGTCCCACAGTACCTTCCAGCCGTGGAACCCCCGCGTCTCCATGCGCCCACAGCGCCGGCAGTGACGCCACGCCGGACGGCCGGACATGGAGGGATAGAGGTAGCGCCAGCGGTGAAGGTGAAGTCTCATCGCGGGCCATCCAAAGCATAGGCCAGCGCCAGCAGCAGCGCCGCGTATATCGCAGTCGCCACGAGCACCCAGCCGACTTCTGCCAGGGCGGCGGTCATCGTTGGGCCTCCAGCACCGCGGCGACGTGCGCGGCCACGCGGTCGATGGCGCTAAACGCGACATGCACGTCCTCAGCGTCCGGGTAATCGCGGAAGGCGTCGGCTCGGGCCTCGTCGGCTGCGGCTTGGATGGTTTCTTGCGGAGTCACGGTCGGTCCCTTCAAGAAGTGGTTAGTGCCTACGCGGTAAAGACTAGACCGTATCGCAAGGGATGTCAAGGATTCTCCAGCGAGAGTTGCCCAGCCTCTTCAAGGGCCAAGCGCGCGGACTCCCGGCGAGTACTGGACCGGTGGGGCGCGTCGTACCGGTTGTGGCAGCCCTGGCACATGTGCTTGAGCTTGTTGATGTCGCGTGTCTCCGGTGTGTGGTCCAGGTGGGCGACCGTCAGGACGACGCCTTGCCGGCCGTGGAGAGCCGGGCACCGCCCCGCGACTCCGAGCGTTACGTGCATCTGCCCACATTCACCGATGCACTCGCACATGCCGTGGGAGCGTTCAAGAACCCGCCGCCGGATCTCCTGCCAGTCGTCTGGGTACCGGTGCTTATTTCTCGCCAGGATTGGGCTCACTGGAAGCCGGCCGGAATCTGCCACATCCGCGGCGTGACACCGTCGACGGCCTCCACGTCACCGCTAGCGACCAGCCGTCCCAGCAGCCGGTAGGCGCTCTTCGTCGCGATGTTCACGAACGTCCCGACGTGCGCCGCTCGAGACGGGCCGCGGTCCAGGATGAAGGCGAGCACCTGCGCTTCGCGCGACAGGCGGTCCAGGCCCAAGAGCAGGGGGTGCCAGGAGTATTCCCGGACCAGTTCGTCGGGTTCCATGTCGAGGGTGGACAGGATCGGCGGCCGTTCGGCCAGGAGCGCCTTCGTGGCGTCTGAGAGTTCATACCGCCCCTCTGCCCGGCGCCTGGCGTGCCAACGCTCGATGGGGCTTTGCGCGGTCGGCCTGACGACCTCGATTTCGATCTGGTCGAAGGGGTCATGAGCCAGCGTCGTCACCGGTCGGCGAGATTCCACGAGGTCACCTCAAGGTCAGCGCGCAGGTTGCGGAGGTCGCCTACGTGCTCGCCGAGCGCATCCGTGACGTGTTGCCGGATTCGTTCCTCCCGGGCATCGGCGAGGGCGGCGTCCCGCTTGTGGCAATGGCGGATCCAAATCACGAAACACAAATCGGCCACAAGAGAGAACGCGGCGAGGGCGAGCGTGGTCATCGCGTCCGAGCCCTTTTCACTCGACAATGCCTAGTCCCGTAACTACTCATTTTCCCTGCAATCTGCCGCCAACAAGATATACCCGGCTGCATCAATTTCGTCGTCCGGTTCGATCCGCTTCGTGCCCCTAACGAGCTTCATCCCCACCATCATCAGGGCGACCGTCCGGGCTGGGATAGGGGCTGTGCCGAGGAGCGCGCCCCACACGCGCCCGAGCCGTTCCATTTCAACGTGGCCCGGATCACGGTCGGCGTGCCCCGCCCCGGCGCCGTGGCGCACGATGTCCCGGGCCTGATCGAGGATGTCGGGCGGCGGGTCGCAGTGCTCGCCGTGGGTGAGGTCGCAGATGTCGCAGCGGAATAGGCTGTCGGGAATCATCGCGTGCTCGTCAGTCTACGCAGGGCCGCGACGATGCCCACGTGCTCAACGGCTGCGGCCTGCTCGGCCGTGGTCAAGTACGGGAGCAGGTCCAGCCGGTGCGCGTCGTAGGCCAAGTGGTGGTCGATGCAGAGCGGCACGGTGTCGACGCTGCGGACCTTTCCGTCATCGGGGTCGTGAGCGCGGCCGATGGTGTGGGCGGACTGGAGATCCACGTCCGAGCCGCACACGCGGCAGGCGGCCTCCGACGTCACCTTGGCGCGCGGAGCTAGCCACGAGCGCCTCATCGGTGCGACCTGGCAGGGTTGCGGCATTCGGAGACGTGCTGCGATCGAAGGTCTGTGATAAAGCCGACGAGCCGTTCCGCGTTAATGTCCACGCGGTCCGGGTAGATTTGTCGAGCCCCGGTAGGGTCTTCGCGGTCGTGCCAGATGATGAGCGCGGGGACATGTGCGCGGCGCGCCAGGTTGAATAGGATCGACGTCGGTTTGTTGGGATTCGTGGTGGCCTCGATCAGGTACAGCGGCTCCCGGCATCGGCGGCACGCACCAAGCAAATCTAAGTCGATGGCCCAGCAGTCCTCGCCGAAGACGCGACGGTGCCAATCCTGGACCGTGCGGTCCTCGTACAACGACCTATTGAGGATCTCTTGCGGGCTCACGCGAGCCTCTCGCGCGTTGTTGCCACGGCGTCGGCGTCGATGTCGCATCCCACGAAGCGCCGGCCAAGATCGCGGCACACGAGCGCGGTGGTGCCTCCTCCAAGGAACGGATCGACGACCAGCGAGCCCGGGAAGGTGAGTCGAGAGACGATGTCCGACATGCCGCTCTCGGACTGCCCCCAGCCGTGGTGCTCTTTGTCGTCGGCCGATGACCGGAACACGTCCTGTGCGATGAATGACCGCTCGGCGCCGCGGTCGTAGACCAGGAGCGGCTTCCACTTCGTCCCGACCATGCGCTGATGAATGCGAGCGGCGGGCCCGTCGACCATGTACGCGGCGGTCCAGCGGTAGGTCAGGTGCGCACCCAGGCGCGCCATATACTCCGGCAAGTGGCTTTGCCCCACCATCGCCACGAGCACGCCGCACGGCGCCAGCAGACGCGCCGCAAGATCCCCCAGCGCGTCGAACTCGCCAAGGAACTCGGCCGGATATGGCGGGTCGGTGATGATGGCGTCGACAGTTCCGGCCAGGTCGTCGAGCGCCGTGCGCAAGTCGCCGTGGCGGATCTCGATGTCGTCCGTCCGGGTGCTCGGCTCGCTCGGCTCGGCCCGGCGCTCTGCGGCCTTGGCTTCGCGGGCCACGCGGAGCAGGCGCTCGCGCTTCGGCGTTCGCGTGGTGGCGCGGAAGTCTTCGAACACTTCGTTCGGGACAGCCGCCACCTGCTGCGCTCTGCTGGACTCGTTGGCCGTGACCCCAGCGTCCCGGAGAATACCAGGCTGGTATTTTGACGGGGCCAGCAACTCCC